CCGCGCTGCACTCCCGCTGTCGCCGACGCCTACCGTGCCGTCATCCGCAACTTGCATGAGGGCCTGGGCCTCACCAAGAAGGAGAAGCCATGAAGATGCTCATCGACGCCGGCAAGTCGAGCCGCGGCTGGAGCCGCATCGGCAACTTCGCGAAGTGCCCCCAGCTCTTCGCCTACCTCTACCGCATCGACGGCACGAACCTCGCGCCGCCCATCGAGGCGCTCGCCAAGGGATCCATCGGGCACACGCTCCAGGCGCATCTGCACGCCATCTGGGGCGCAGGGCAGCCCCAGGGCGTGATGGTCGACGAGACCATGTACCACGACCCCAGCGTGTTCATGGACCCCGAGGACGCGGCGCAGGCGTGGTGCGACAAGTACGGCAGCCACGAGCTGCTGCCGCAGATGTTCAAGGTGTTCCGCGCCTACCTCGCGAAGTTCCCCGAGAGCCCCGGCGACGTCATCGCGGTCGAGGCCCCGGTCACCGCGGTGCTGGGCACCCTGCGCGGGCAGTGGGGTCTGTGGGTCGGGGAAGAGAGGGGCGGCGAGTGGCGGAGCCTTGATGGTGCCTGCATCGAGGTGACGCCGCTGCACATGCCCGACCACCGAGAACATGGGCGTCCGATCACGCTCACTCGCCGCATCGACCTCGTAACACGCGACAAGTCCGGTCGCTACTACATCTGGGACCATAAGCACCAGGCCAGCGTGAACGGCAAGAGCAGCGCCGAAGCCTACGCCATCGACGGCGGCTTCGCGGCGTTCCGCATCATGGGCAAGCAGCTCTACGGCGAGGCGTTCGGCGGCGTCTCGCTCAACCTCATCAGCTCGACCCAGCCCGGCAAGGTCGTGCGCGAGCAGGTCCCCTCGACGCCCCACCGCGACGCCGGCTTCGCGAAGTGGCTGTGGTGGGCCGAGCACCAGATCGCGCAGCTCGACCTCACGACCGATCCGTGGGAGTGGCCGAAGGCCCAGAACGAGCTCTCGTGTTATGGACGGTACGGAGCCTGTGCCGGGCTCAACCTCTGCTCCCTCGGCCCTCGGGCTTGAGGGTGCGCCTCGTCGTCTGTGGCCCTACGACGGGGTGGATCAACGGGCCGGAGACCACCACATGAGCGAAACGCAGCACCCGTCGGTGATGATCACCGTGTACGGGAAACCCAAGAAGAAGAAGACCAGCGACGTGCTGGCCGCGTTCCCGACCGCGCTCTGCATCGGTGTGCCGAGCGCCATCGCGCTCGTCGCCGAGAACGAGCTGGGGTTCACCCCCGCCATCCACCCCGAGCCGCCGCAGACCCTGCCGGAGCTCGTGGGGCTCCTCGACTACCTGTCGCGCAGCGGGATGGCGAAGCAGTACGGCGCCGTGTTCGTCGACGACGCGAGCCACATCTGCGACCGCAGCCTCGCCGTCTGGCACGAGGAAGCGCCGCTCGGCAAGAGCGGGAAGAAGGACAAGTTCTACGCCTACCAGCAGCTCAACAAGTACCTGCTGGCGATGTCGGGCCTCGCCCGCCACATGGGCGTGCACCTCGTCTTCACGTTCCACGAGCGCCCCCCGGGCACGGACAGCGACGGCTTCTTCCAGCCGGGCGGCCCGAGCCTGGGCTCGAGGAAGCAGACCGAGATCCTTCCGTCGTGGTGCGACATCAACGTGCGCGCGATGGTCGACTCGACCTACCCCGACCCGTGGTTCCCGGGCACCTACTTCTGCGACCCCACGAACCCCGAGTGGGTGACGGGCGACCGGACGGGCGTGTGCTGGGCGAAGACCCCGGGCAACCTGCGCGAGATCCTGCGTGCGTCGGCGGGCGGCTACGTCCCGGCTCGCGTGCCTGGGCTCGAGTGGCAGGACGACGTGGCCGAGGAGCTGGCTCAGAAGATTTTTGAGACCGGCGATGTGCGCGGTAGCATCGAGAAGATCGCGGCCACGCACCCCCGCTTCAGCGACGGGACTTCGCAGATTCATCTCCGTTGGGCTTGCCAAGACGGTATTGCCCGGGCTACCTTCATGAAGCGCAAGGCGAGGAACCTCTTCGACCTCGCGCCCAAGGAAGAGGCCAAGAAGGGTGGAGGCGTGCCAGTGCCGCCCCCTTCCGCAACCTGATCCTCTGGCATCATCAACGTCAAGACCACCGTCAGTGAGGTACAGCATGTCCTTCAGCATCAACGGCGCCAGCTTCAAGGGCGTCTCCACCCTCGGTTCTTCCCAGCCCGAGGCCGGCTACTACGAGGTCTCCGGCCTCCAGATCGAGCAGAAGGCCGGCGACAAGGCGGATGCCCGTCGCTTCCACGTCGAGTTCCCGAACGGCTTCAAGATGTTCGAGTTCCTCCACCTCCCGGTCGAGGGCCTCGAGAAGAAGAGCTTCAACGGCCGCCTCGCCGCCATGAAGACCATCCTCTCGAGCTTCGGCTTCACGGCCGAGGAGATCGAGAACAACGAGATCTCCGACGCGTGGTTCGTGTCCGAGAGCAACGGCGGCCGCAAGGCGTTCGTCGAGTTCGTGCCCGGCCAGCAAGGCGTGCAGAACTCCTACGCCCGCATCAACAAGTTCCTCACGAAGGAGCAGTACGAGAAGGCGGTCGCCTCGGGCTCCAAGCCCGTGTCCCGTGACGCCGGCACCCGTCCGTCCGTCCCGGGCGCCATCCCCGCGGCGCCTTCCGCCGCGGCCGGCACGCCGGTCAGCACCGTGGCCCCGGCTCCCGCCGGCGGTCTGCGCCTGCCCCCGCCCCCCGCGGTCGGCGTCGCTCGCTGATCCGCCCCTGACGAGGGGATCGTAGACCTGGGCCTGCAACGGGTGCCTACTGCGGCTTCGTCGAGTAGGTACTCCTTGCAGCTCTGTCCCAGCGAGAACGTAAGCTCGGCCCCGCCCTCGTGGCGGGGCGTCTTCGTTTGTGATAGCATCGTCGTGACTGGAGGCCGCGCATGGCTGAGTACTACGACATGAAGGACAAGATGCGGCGCGCGGCTCAGGACGAGCAAGCTGCTCGGTTCAAGGCGACCACCGGCAACGATCCTTACGCGACTGAGATCATCGCCGGCGAGAGCCGTGTCGCCGCGCCCCCGCGCGTTGCGGCACCCGACGCCGGCCCACAGGGAACCGTCCGCGGTGTCCCCGAGGGGATGACTGCCGAGTACTACGCTCCTCAACCCCCGGCTCCCGCTCCGGCCGCGTCGCCCGCTGACGAGCTCGTGGCTCGCGTTCGTCGTGCCTATGACAGGGCCAGGAGCGCTGAAGCGGCGACTAAGAGCACCAAGCAGTTCTACAGGACCGCTGGGACGGCTTTAGGGGCGGCCGTCGGCGGCGGCCTTGCCGGGCCCCCAGGAGCGATAGCCGGGGCGCCTTTGGGCATGGCGGCGGGAGGGTTCGCCGAAGACCTCGCGTCCGAGGACTCCGAGTCCGAGTACGAGGCGGCTCGCGCCGCGAAGCGTGAGGCGGAACGGGCCTTGATCGACGGCTTCCGCGCAGGGACGATCAGCCAAGAAGACCTCGACGCAGCGATGAAGCGGTATGACTTGGTCTGGACCAACCCCCTCACCCGTACAGGCCAGAAGTAGGAGTCTCGCATGCTGCTCTCCGCCCTGCTGAACCTGTGGGCCGACCTTCGGGCCGCGCACCACCTCTACTGGACCCTGCACTGGCAGGCCCGTGGCCCGTCGTTCTACGGCGACCACAACCTGTTCGCGGGTCTGTACCAGGAGAAGGCGGGGCAGATCGACGCTCTGGCGGAGATCATCGCGGCGCACTACGGCAGCGACAAGCTCGACCCCATCAAGGCGTGGGCCGCTGCGATGCCGAAGGTCGAGCAGCTCACCGCGGGCCAGAGCGCGGTGAAGATCGCCGAGTACGTCATCCAGTGCTGCGAGAGCACCAACGAGCTCATCCTCGAGAGCGGCGAGTGCCCCTACCCGGCGGGCCTCAGCAACTTCGTGAGCGACCTGTCCACGAAGAACATCAAGGACCTGTACATGCTGAAGCAGCGCTTCGGCTCGAAGTAGCCGCTTGCCATGACGCTCCGGTAAGGATACCGGGGCTCCATGAACACCGACCTCATGTTCTCCTCGGCCACGGACCAGTGGGCGACGCCTCGGGCGTTCTTCGACCAGTGGAACGAGATCTTCCGGTTCACGCTTGACGTGTGCGCGGACGCCGCCAACGCGAAGTGCGCTCGGTACTTCACGCGCGAAGACAACGGGCTGGCGCAAGACTGGGGCCAGGACGTGTGCTGGATGAACCCACCCTACGGCCGAGAGATCGGGCGCTGGGTGGCGAAGGCGTATCGGGAGAGCCGGGCCGGCGCGACCGTCGTCTGCCTGCTTCCTGCGCGCACGGACACGGCGTGGTGGCACGACTACATCATCCCGATGGCGAAGGTGACGTTCATCCGCGGTCGGCTGAAGTTCGGGGACGCCACGAGCGGTGCGCCGTTCCCGTCTGCGGTCGCCGTCTTCTACCCACCGAAGGTGGTCCCGTGAGCTACGACCCACGAACCTGCGGCGCTCGTTGCGACGAGTGCCCGCTGGGGCCGAACGGCACGTTCCGTTCAGGCCACTGGCAGCCTGTTGCACCTGAGTTGCATGACGGAGCGACGGTCATCGCCGTCGCCGAGATGCCGAGCCACGACGAGGTCGGCTTCGGCCGCCCGCTGTCCGGGCGCAGCGGGGGCGAGTGGAACCTCGCGCTGCTCGCCGCCGGTAAGAAGCGCTCCGACGTCGACCTGACGCACGTCGTCGCGTGCTCGGCCGGCACGGACAAGAACGCGTGGGAGAAGCTGACCAAGGCTCTCGACAAGGAGAACAGGCGGCGTCTCGCACAAGCGCAACCCCTCATCCCCGATCCTATCTCGTGCTGCCGGCCCAGGCTCCTCGAAGAGACAAGTCGTTACGAGAACATCATCACGCTGGGGCGCGCCGCGGCCAACGCCCTGACGGCGAAAGCGCAGTCGGTGTTCGCGCTGCGCGGTGGTCCGGTGTGGGTGGACGAGCACTATCAGGCCCTCATGCAGACGCCGCTGGCGGGCGAGCAGAAGCCCGACGGAGCGGTGCGCAAGGTGTTCCCCACCCTGCATCCCGGCTTCGTCCAGAAGAGCCCGGGCTGGCGCGCCACGATGGTGGCGGACCTCTCGAAGGCGCTGCGCTGGTTCGCGGGTCAGCTCCGGTGGACCGAGCCGGTGCGCTACTTCAACCCGACGCCCGACGAGCTGCGGCGCTTCCTCTCGAACATCAGCGCTCCGTTCTGGGCCTACGACCTCGAGACCGACGGCATCGAGGCGCTGACGTGTCAGGTGCGGTCCATCGCCATCGCGCACCCCGACCTCAACTACGAGGGGCGGGCGCTGCGCGAGGGCCAGATCGAGGCGCTGCGCTGCGGGGTGGTGGGGCTCAACATCCTGTCGGGCGACGGGTTCACGCGCTTCTACTCGGCCGAGGACGAGGCCGAGATCCACGACATCCTGCGCGAGTTCTTCCTCGACCCGACGAAGGTCAAGGTGGGGCACAACGCCGGCTACTACGACCGGCAGGTCGTCGAGCAGTGGCTCGGCGTGACGCCGAAGCCCATCATCGACACGCTGTTCGCGGCGCGCTTCCGGGCGCCCGACCTGCCCAAGGGACTGAAGACGGTGGGCTCGGTGCTCACCGACGTGGACCGCTGGGAGACCACGGAGAAGGGCGAAAGCCTCGCGCACGGCAAGGTCGACGACTGGGACCGCCTCGCCTACAACTGCACCGACAGCAGCGTGAACGCGCGCATCGTCGTGCCGCTGCTCGACGCCGCGGAAGAGGCCGGCGCGTTCCGCGACCTGAACGAGGAGCTCCGGCCGCCGGGCTGGGAGAGCCGCCGCTGGGACCTGCACGAGGTCGACCACGCCACGCAGGAGATGTGCGTGAACCTCCACAAGATCGGCGTCTACGTCGACCAGGAGGCGCGCTTCAAGATGGAGATCGAGACGCGGGCCAGCGTCGAGAAGCGTGAGAAGAACCTCACGACGCTCGCGCAGGCGGTCGGCGTCGCACGGCTCGACATGAAGAGCGCCGGCGCCAGCGACGACGCGGACGTCGAGGGCATCCGGCCGGGCAGCGCCGACCAGATCCGCGACCTGCTCTACGAGAACTGGAAGCTGGGCATCCCACCGAACATGGAGGCGCGCGACTTCTACACCGAGTCCGGCATGCCGGGCACCGGCGACAAGGTGCTGCGCGGCCACCTCGCGGGCGGCCGGCTGACGAAGCCGCAGGAAGACTTCATCCGCGAGCTGCGCCTGTACCGGCGCGAGAAGAACAAGATCCTCGGCACCGTGCTCCTGCCGCTGAACCTCACGGCGCACGACCCGAAGAAGGGGATCATCTGGCACCACGACGGGCGCGTTCGCTCGACGTGGAACGCCCACGTCACGGCGCCTGGGCGGCTCTCGAGCAGCGGGCCGAACCTCCAGAACATCGGCAGCCGGAAGGGGCAGGGCAAGCTCAAGACGCTGTTCGCGGCGCAGCCCGGCCACCTTCTCGTCGGCGCGGACCTCGATCAGGCGCACCTCCGCATCACGGCCAGCTACTGGAAGATCCCGCTGCTGCTCGAGTGCTTCAGCGAGGGGAAGGACCCGCACAACACCCTCGCGCTCCAGGTCTTCGGCGACAAGTTCAAGGCGGCAGACGGCTGGGGACCCGAGGGCTACAGCCTCTACCGCAAGCCGCCGGGCGGCATGGCGAAGGCGATGCGCGACGTCATGAAGACGTTCCGCTACGCCTCGATCTACTGGGCCGACCCGATGACGGTCTGGCAGGTGCTGACCTCGACAGAGGCCGACAACGGCGAGATGCCGTACCTGCACATGACCTCGAAGGAGGTCCGCCACTTCCACGAGACGTGGCTCAAGACCGAGCCCGAGTGGATGCAGGCGTGGGAGGCCATGCTCTCCATCTACCGCCACCAGGGCTACATGGAGGAGCCGGTCTTCGGTCGGCGCTCCGGCAACCTCACGGACGGGAAGAAGAACGAGGTGGTCAACTTCCCCATCCTCGCCGCGGAGACGAGCATCATGCGCGTCGCCGAGCAGCACATCATCCACGCCTTCCCGTGGGATCTCGACCGCCGGCTGGGGCTGATCCACCAGTGCCACGACTCCGTCGCCATCGAGGTCGAGGCGCCGCCGGGCCTCGAGAAGTGGAAGCCGACGAAGGGCGAGCCGCTGCCGCCGGAGCTCGAGCGGATGCGCAAGACCCTCGAGGAGTGCATGACCGTGAGGGTTCCCGGCTGGGAAGTGCCCTGCACCGCCGAGGCATCCGTCGGCAGAAACCTCAAAGAGGCTTGACGCTCCGGTAAGGTATTGATAGAGTGGGTTCACCATCAAGGAGAACCCATGACCGAAGTGCTGGACATCACGATGTGGCTACTCGACCGGCTCGCGGACCTCGCGCGCTGGTTCGGGAGGTGGCCGTGACGCTAGAAGAGCGCAACGAGGCGCTGGTCGAACAGGTCGCCGAGATGGCCCTGACGATCAAGGACTTGAAGAAGTCGCTGAAGTTCAAGGAGCTCATCATTGAGTCGCTCAAGTTCGACCTCGTGACGGAGCAGACAGGGGCCGTGGCGTTCCTCCGTGGCGCACGGATGGACGAGCTGGCCGACGCCCTCACCCGCGGCGAGCATCTGAAGGAGAACCCATGATCGACCTCGACGCCCTCGAGGCCGCCGTCGCCGAGGGCGAGAAGAAGAACTTCTTCGTAGCGCCCGTCGTGAAGGAGCTGATCGCGGAGCTGCGCGAGCGGCGAGCACAGGTGGACGGCTACCGGATGATGATCGACGGCCTGGAGAACGCAGCCCACGAGGAGCGCGCCGCCGTGGTGGCGTGGCTCCGCGCACACGCGAACGCGCCACATCCCATCGAGCGTGGCGTACCGTCGCTCTCGCCAGCGGGGCGCGGCTTGCTCCTGCTCCACGCCGACCGTATCGAACGCGGCGAGCACCGCCGCGAGGAGGAGCCATGAAGGAAGTCGGAGAACGCCCTCCGGGTGTGCTGCACACCTCGTACAACGACGCACGAGCCGAAACGCGCGTGTACCTCAATGGAGAACTCATCGGCACCATCCCAGACCGGGTGCTGGTGCGTATGAGCCGCGACGGACTTGTGTTCGACTGGGATGCGTGGCGGGCCGCGAAACTGACGGACGGCGAGCACCGCCGCGAGGAGAAGCCATGACCGACGCAGAACTCGCAGCGGAACGGCTGGCTGCGCTGCTCGACGCCGAACGCGAGAACACCGCCCTGCGGGCCGAGGTGGAGCGACTGCGTGCCGAGGTGTCCTACCTCCGCGCGTGCGTGCCGCCGACGCGACCCACCGACTACGGGCACGAGGTCTGGACCGCTGCGCTCCGCGCCGAGGTCGCCGCCGAGCGCGCCGCCGTGGTGGCGTACCTAGACGAAAACATGGGTCTCGAGTTCTGCGACTGTTGCGGGCAGCGATCAAACGAAATCAGCGTGATCGCCAACGCCATCGAACGCGGTGAGCACCGCCGCGAGGAGGAGCCATGATCCGGCGACTGTTCAAGCGAGGCGACCGCGTGTCGCTCGGCGACGACCGCACGGGCACCGTGCTCGACGAGGTCACGCACGACTGGCTCGGCGATCCGTTCCAGATCCTCGACATCCAGCTCGACGGCGTCGAGGGCATGTCGATCCGCATCTCTGACACCCGCGTCGCGTTCCTCGAGGAGACACCCGAATGAGCAGCATCTTTCTGGCCCACAGCAAGCAGACCCCCGACGAGACCATCAACGACTGGGTCGCGCAGACCTCCGCTGCTTGGGGACACGGCGTCACCGCGGGCCGCGACGACTACATGGCCCGCAGCCGCGCCATCGGCGGCTGGAACGCCTGGGTCAAGGACGTGCCCATCGCCGAGGACTGGGGCGGTGAGCCGCTCTTCATCGGCATCGTCGTGCCGCTCGAGGACCTCAAGAGGCCCATCGTCGGGAGGGCCACGCAGGTCCTCGTCGAGGGGTTCCTCGCCGCGGGCAAGCCCGTGTGGGCGTTCTGCCCCGAGACCGGCGAGACGCGCACCGTGCAGACCATCATGAACACCGAGCTGGACAGTTGGACCGACGCTGGCTGGCTCGTCTACCACAAGGTCGGCGAACAGGAGACACCATGACCGTCCGAAAGAAGCCCGCCCCGCACTGCTCCCGCTGCGCGCACAACGGCGTGACGTGGCGCGAGCTCAACGGCAAGCGCACCTGGTTCTGCGACCTGCACCTCAAGGAGGCGGAGAACGAGGCACGGGAAGCCGCGGCGAAGCGCTACGAGGCGACGCGCCTCGAGGACCTCAAGGCCGTCACGCCGCCCACGCGCGTCGTCGTGCCTCGGAGCCGTGAGGTGAAGCCCTACCGTCCGCGCAACCCGGAGCTGATGTGCGGCCACGCCAACCGCAAGGGCGGGACCTGCCAGAACTACTACCCGTGCAGCTACCACGGCCCGTGGCGCAAGACCGAAGAAGCCGCAGCCCCCGCACACCCAGTCAGTAACACGACGGTCGACCATCCGCCGCACTACAACGTCGGAAAGTTCGAGGTGATCGACGTTATCGAGGACTGGCGCCTCGGCTTCAACCTCGGCAACGTGGTGAAGTACGTCGCCCGTGCGGAGCACAAGGGCAACGAGCTCGAGGACCTCGAGAAGGCGGCGTGGTACATCCAGCGCGAGATCGCACGGCGGAAGGGATGAGCAAGAAAGATACTTGACGGGGCGGTCATAGTACACTACCTTGGGGGCATGGTCAGATCGGGTTGGGACTTCTTCTTGTTCACCCACCCCGGTCTGCACCATGCCCCTCTCGCGTAGGAGACCACCACATGGCAAAGAAGACCACCACCCAGCGCCCGTTCGTCGAGCGCCTCACCTCCAACCTCAAGACCGCCGACGGCCGGCCCCGCAACGTGACGCTGGGGCCGAAGACCCTCATCGTCGGGCCCAACGGTAGCGGCAAGTCGAGCATCCAGCAGAGCCTCCAGCTCGCCCTGCTCGGCAGCGCAGACGACCTCGTCGGACGTGACGAGGTCCGCGACAACGGCCTGCTGATGAGCATGGTGAGCGCCGAGCGCCTCGCCATCCACGCCAAGCTCTCGAGCGGCGAGGACTACACCTTCATCGCGAAGGACAGCGGCAAGCCCACGCACGACGCGGGCATCGAGGCGAAGCTCCCGCTCCACGAGATCCGCGAGGCCCTCGCGGCGTCCCCTGCGACGGCGCGCAAGGCGTTCCTCGGCTGGGCCGCCAAGAGCGTCACGGCAGCGGACGTCGCCGAGGCGGTGCCTGCCGTCTACAAGGCGAAGTACGCGGACATCAGCGCCAGCGTGGGCCGCGGCAAGAGCCCCGTCGACGCGCTGCTCGCCACGCTGGAGTACGTCGGCAAGCGCCAGCGTGACGCCGCCAAGGAGGCCAGCGGGGCCGAGGCTCTGCTCACGGGCATGGCGCACGACCTCGACACGGCACCCACCCAGGAAGATCTCGTCGACGCGCAGGACGCACAGGCGGACGCGCAGCGCAGGGTGCTCGCGGTGAAGGGCGCGCACGCGCACCAGAGCCGGGTGCTGGGCCAGATCCAGGGCATCCGCGGCCAGCTCGCGAAGGTCGACCCGCCCGAGGCGCCCAAGGTCGAAGAGACTGACCGCCGGTTCTACGAGAGCATGGCGACGGCGTCTGGCATCGCCGTGGACAAGGGGCTCGCCTCGTGCCCGCTCTGCTCAAGCGCCGTGGGTCACGCGCACCTGAAGGCGTGCGCCACGTTCTACGAGACCGAGGCGAAGGCCATGACGGTCCCCGACTTCGGGCCGCGGGTCAACCGTCCGTTCCTCCAGAGCCAGCTCGAGCTGCTCACCAGCGAGCTGGCCGGCATCGACGCCGACCTGCTGGCGCTCGACCCGGCCGCCATCGAGGCGGAGAGCCGCGCGGCGCAGGAGGCGTACCTCAACCTACGGAACACGGTCGACCGCTGGTCGAACCTCACCAAGGCGCGCGACACCATCGCCGAGATGACGATGGAGAGCGAGACCTACAAGGGCATGAAGAAGGAGCTCGAGGGCGTGGTCGCCGACCTGCTCAAGCGGGTGGCCGACGGCTTCACGGCGAAGGTGCAGTCGTACCTGCCGACCGGCTGGAAGTTCGGCATGCTGCTCGAGGACAACGGCAAGGAGACCTTCCGTCTCGGCCTCGTGCAGGGCAAGAAGCTGCGCTCCGCGCTCTCCGGTGCGGAGTGGGCGACGGTGACGTGCGCCCTCGCGATGGCGGTCTCGAGCGACGTGCCGTCCGACCGGCCCGTGCTGGTCATGCCGGAGGACCGCGGTTGGGACGCGGCCACGCTCGGCAAGGTCCTCAACTCGTGGTTCGGCTTCGACGGACAGGTCGTCATCGGCACGCCCACGAAGCCGAAGAAGGTGCCCGCCGGCTGGACGGTCATCGACCTGGGGCAGGCGGAAGGCGAGGAGTCGGTCGTCGAGGAGCCGGCGCCGAGCATCGTCGAGGCGGCGACCTTCAAGGTCTACGTCCCGTCCGCGGCGATGAGCGCCATGCTGAAGGCCCTTGGCTACACCGACGCCGTGATCGCCACGCTCAACGCCGAGAAGGCCGCCCACATCGTGGCGAACGGGATCTCGATGGGGGGTGCGCAGTGAGCCGCTGGACCAGCGAAGACTACCTCCGCAACGAGACCGAGAGCGAGAACTACGAGAAGTCCATCGAGGCGTTCCTCTCGACCACCGAGTACACGACGTGGTTCGAGGAGAAGCAGGCCGAGCTCTACGCTCCGGTGCTCGCCGCGGGCATCCAGCAGACGTTGATGGCGAGCCACGAGGACCGTCGAGAGGCGGCGCGGTTCGCGCTGCGCCAGCTCGCGGCACTCGCCGAGGAGGCGCGCGAAGAGGCGGCCAAGGGCTTCGACCCCACCGAAGAGACGGTCAAGCCACCGGGCCACACCTGTCCCGCCATCGACGGCGTGCAGCACGTCCTTCGTCAGATCATCTGGCGCATGGACAACCCGGACAAGCAGACCCGCCAGGACGCACGGGACCTGCTCGTCGAGGGGCTCGCACTCCTCGAGCAGGTCCGCACCGAGAACCGCCAGATGCGTGCAGCGCACGCCGCCATGCAGAAGAAGGTCACACCATGACCGGGAAAGCCTGGACGACCAAGAAGGTCGAGCGTGTATGGAACCGGATGCGCGCAGGCGCGAGCGCGCAGACCATCGCAGCCGAGATGGGCTGCACCGTGACGAACATCCACAAGCGGCTGCGCGGCGCCGGGTACGACCCGGAGACGGGCCGGCGCGAGGACTTCAACGACAGCGCCAAGCTGATCCTCGAGCGGCGTAAGGCCGGCGTGGAGTTCACCGACATCGCGGTGGAGCTCGGCATGGAGCCGACGAAGCTCAACGTGCGCCGGCTCTACATGCGGCTCGCGCGCTACTGCGAGCGGGCCGAGGTGGAGTACCCGCGGATGCCGAAGAAGCGCCGCAAGGGCAAGCGGTACAGCCCGGCTACCATCGAGTCGTTGATGGTGGCGGACGCCGTGGTCGCCATCAACAAGCGGATGAAGCGCGGCGAACAGACCGACGCCATCGACCTGGCTGACGCCATAGGCTACCCGGAGCGGACAACGAAGAGCATCATCGCCGAGATGCGCCGCCGCAAGATGCTCGCAGACGGTATCGTGCCGACCGTGGGCAACCCCGAGCCAGATGATCTGATCGGGTGCGAGCGCGCGATCCTCGAGGCGGTGCGAGCGGCGTGGGCCGACAAGACGCGATCCTGCGAAACACTGACCACCCTCTGTGAGTCGACGGGCTACGCTCGCTCGACCATCAACCTCGCCATCGGGAAGCTCCGGTACCTCGGGCTCCTCGAACCACGCGGCTTCCTCTACCTGCGAGCATGACCATGAACACCGAACCAGAGTACGACGAGACCGAGAAGCGAGACGCCGTCAACGACGGACTCGACCTGCTGCGCGTCTTGCAGAACCAGCTCTCGTCCACCGAGAAGACCAACCACCTCGCAGCGTGGGCGGCCATCCAGCGGCCGGAGGCGCTCAACGACATCGCGGCTGCGTGGGTGGCGGACGAGGCCCAGGTCACCGGCATGCTCGCCGTGATCGAGATGCTGCCGGGTCAGGTCACGCGGACCCGTGCGCTCCGCAACGCACTGAAGCGGATCGTCATCGAGAAGCGGCGTGCCGCGCTCGACCGCGTTATCGGGGTCGTGCAGGACAACACGCTCATCTCCCTCGGCATCGCCTTGGGGGCTGGCGCCCCGCCCGCATCGCTGGTCGAACCCCAGCTGCTGGACTCACTCAAGGTTCCTCGCGGCTACGCGGTGGACCCGACCGGTGTCTTCAAGCTGTCTGTCATGGCTGACGGAACGGCGGCGTCGACGCGCGTGGCGACTGCTCCTGTGTTCATCGTGGGTCGCTCCCACGACGTGCTGACCGGTGGCGCGAAGCGCGTGCTGATGTGGCGCACGCCGGCCGGGTGGACGATGCGCCCCGTGGACCGCGGCGTCCTGATGAACAGCCAGAAGCTCATCGGCTTGGCAGACCTCGAGGTGCCCGTCACCTCGAACACCTCGGCTGCGGTGGTCGAGTGGCTCGCCGAGTTCGAGGCGGAGAACATGCACCGCTTCGGCAGCAACCAAGCGGCGAGCCGCATGGGCTGGCTGAAGCAGGGCGGGATCCATGGGTTCCTGCTGCCCGAGACGTTCTTCACGACGGCGACCAGTGAAGAGGAGAGCTGCGTGGAGCTCGTGCCGCAGGCCGGGCTCGAGGCGCTGCTCGATGGGTGGAAGCCGAGCGGGACGTGGGAAGGCTGGCTCGACGCGATGGACACCATGCGTCCGTTCACCCCGATGTGGCTCGCGCTCTACGCCTCGTGCGCGGCGCCCATGCTCGAGATCATCGGCAGCCCGTCATTCGTGGTGGACT